GGTTTGTAACGCCGCCTCGTTCAAGAAAGGGGGGTCCTTGGCTAAGAAGAAGGTCAAGGGCTCCCCTACGCTGTATGTCATCACCACCGCTAAGAAGCGGGACTCCCTCGAATGGGAGGAGGAAGCTGCGCGTCTCGGTCTGAGTACAGATCCTGAGTGTTCTTTCACTGGTTCATCCATTGTGGTGGACTCGTGGAATAACATCGGTAAGTACTCGGATCGGGAACACGCGGTATTCTTTTTTGATGAGCAGCGTGCTTCTGGCAGTGGACGGTGGGTTAAAGAGTTCCTCAAGATAACTAAGAAGAATACCTGGATAATGCTCTCGGCAACTCCCGGGGATGTCTGGATGGATTATCTCCCAGTGTTCATGGCGCATGGGTTCTTCAGGACTCGTACGGAATTCATCGAGGACCATGTCGTATATGACAGGTTCGTAAAATACCCCAAGGTTAAGAAGTATCTGGGGACGGCTAAGCTTGCGCGCTTGAGGCGGAGCATCCTTGTTGAGATGCCCGTGGAGCGTCATACTACCCGGGAGAGGTTCAGGATCCCCTGTGAGTATGATAAAGAGCTGTATAAGCGGGTTGTTAAGACGCGTATGGATCCTTGGACAAATGAACCCCTTCGAGATGCAGGTGGGGTCTGCAGAACCCTTAGAAAGGTGGTCAGTGATAATGACTGGCGTTCAGACAAGGCCTTCAAATTTCTCTCGAGGCATGAGAAGGTCATCGTCTTCTACAACTACGACTATGAACTCGAGCGAATTCTTGCAGTTTCGGCTCGCATTGGATGCCCTACAGCTCAATGGAATGGACATCGGCACGATCTATTACCACGAGGAGAAAGATGGATCTATATCTGTCAGTATACCTCTGCAGCAGAAGGTTGGAACTGTGTTTCTACCGATACAGTTCTATTCTGGTCCTTAAACTATTCCTGGCGAGTCACCGAGCAGTGTGAAGGGCGAATCGACCGATTGAATACTCCGTACTCGAAGTTGAAATACTACTTCCTTGAGTCGGATTCTTCCATTGATCAAGCTGTGAAACGTTCGCTCAGAGCGAAACAGATCTTCAATGAGAAGGCGTTCGCGAGGTCAAACGGTTGCTCTTGAGAGTCGTCTGGCCCACTTTTAGTGTTGCTTTTGCCCCTTTTACTGTTGCTTTTGACCAGTTGCCTTTGCCTTACTGATGTGACTTGTGTGACTGATGAGGCGATTTTTGGAGGGGTGGGCCAAAAAAGTGGGCCAGACGATTTTTGGCGACTTGGACTTTTCCTTGGAATTGCAACGAAAAGTCGGGGTGGGCCATTTTTTGTGAAATAATTTATTTGCTAGAGAAAAAAAGTTTTTATAGTATATATAGGATTTTCACAAATTTTTGGCCCACCCCAAAATCGCAAAGGCAACTGGTGGTTACTGTTGCTCTTCCCCTAGCCTCGCAAACTCGGGGTATAATGATAAGAAGGAATAGATGAAGCCTATCCATTCTTATAGGCTTACCCAGAGGAGCACACATGCGTGAGTCTCAGTTTCAAGCCCAGCTGATCAAGAAGCTGGGTAAGATGCTGCCCGGGGCTATCATTCTCAAGAATGACCCCAACTACATTCAAGGCATCCCAGATCTCATCATCCTCTACAAGGAACGATGGGCAGCCCTTGAAGTAAAGCGAACTCGGCTGGCTCAAGTCCAGCCCAATCAAGCACACTATGTCCGTACGATGAACGCTATGTCGTACGCGGCATTCATCTGTCCAGAGAACGAGCGAGAGGTTCTCAGTGAAGTTCAACGATCACTCTGCGCTTAATGGCGCCCACGCATTTCTTTCGGCCAGTAAGTATCACTGGCTTAACTATTCCCAAGACAAGTTAGTTGAGACATTCCGAACTGCCCAGGCGGCGGCAAAAGGAACTCGTCTTCACGAGCTTGCGGCGGAGCACATTCGTTTGAAGATGCGCATGCCTCGAAACAAGGTGACGTTCAATAATTATGTGAACGACGCCATCGGCTTTCGAATGGTACCGGAGCAGGTTCTGTTCTACTCCGTCAACTGTTTCGGAACTGCTGATGCGATTTCCTTCGACAAGGGTCTTCTACGCATCCACGATCTTAAGACGGGAACTCACCCAGCTAAGATCGATCAACTCATGATCTACGCCGCGCTCTTCTGCCTTGAGTACGATGAGCGCCCGGCCGAGATCAACTATGAACTCCGGATCTATCAGAATGATGAGATCCTCATTGCCAATCCCGATGGCGAAGAAATTGCCCGGATTATGGACATCATCATTCAATTCGACAAGATCATCGAGAAGGTGAAGGAGGAGGAAGCCTAATGGACTTGGCCCACTACGGTGTAAAGCGTAAGAGTGGCCGTTATCCGTGGGGATCCGGTAAAGACCCCCACCAGCATTCAGGAGACCTCCTTTCAACCATCAAGGACCTCAAGGCGAAAGGCCTCAGCGAGACTGAAATTGCCAAGGGCCTTGGAATGACTACTACCCAACTCCGAGCGCAGAAATCGATCGCTAAGAATGAGAAGCGCAAGGCCGATGCTGCTATGGTGGCCCGGCTTAAGGAGAAGGGGATGTCTAATACGGCCATTGGTCGCCGTATGGGCATCAATGAGTCATCTGTCCGTGCTCTTTTAGACCCCACCCTCAAAGAAAGGGCTGGGAGTACCGAGGCTCTGGCCAAAGAGCTGAAGAAGAGCGTCGGAAAAGACGGATTGGTCGATGTTGGGCTTGGTGTTGAGACAAATCTCGGTGTAACCGGGACAAAACTCAAGACCGCCACCGCTATGCTCGAAGCTGAGGGCTACCATGTTCACAAAGTGAAGGTGACCCAGCAGACAACGGGTAAGCAGACCGAGATGAAGGTCCTAGTGCCTCCGGGCATGGATTACAAGACGGTTTTGGCCCGCCGCGGAGAAATTAAGGCCCCTGGCGTCAATGTTGAGGACCGTGGACGAACGGTTTACGGCATTGAGAAGCCCACCGCCATTTCAAGTAAGCGCCTCAAGGTCCGTTATGGTCCTGAGGGCGGTACTGATATGGATGGCGTCATCGAACTTCGACGTGGTGTCAAAGATTTGTCCCTCGGTGGTTCAAACTACGCCCAGGTTCGAATTTCAATTGATGGGACCCACTTCCTCAAGGGAATGGCTATGTACTCGGATGACATCCCTAAGGGATATGACATCCGGTTCAACACCAACAAGAAGAAGACCGATAACAAGCTTGACGCCCTCAAGCCGATGAAAGACGACCCGGCCAACCCATTCGGGGCGGTAATTCGTAAGCAGATGCATTACGAAGTGGGCGGCAAGAAGAAGCTGAGTGGTATCAACATCGTTAATGATGAAGGTACTTGGGGAGACTGGTCTAAGACTTTGAGCTCCCAGTTCCTTTCGAAGCAGCCGGTCTCTCTTGCAAAACAGCAGCTTCAGAAAGTCCGGGATAAGCGTAAAGCCGAGTTCGAAGAGATCATGGCTCTTACGAATCCCGCAGTCAAGAAGAAACTCCTGCAGTCATTTGCTGACTCCTGTGATTCAGACGCCGTTGATCTGAAGGCCGCCTCCCTTCCAAGGCAAGCCAGTCAGGTAATTCTCCCCGTGCCAAAGATGAAGCCCACGGAGGTTTACGCCCCCAACTTCAAACATGGTGAGAAGGTTGTTCTGGTTCGACACCCCCATGGTGGAAGATTCGAGATCCCGGAACTGACAGTCAATAACAAAGAACCCCATGCTCGTCGAAGCATCGGGTCTAAAGTTAAGGACGCCATTGGAATTCACCCCAAGGTTGCTGAGCGACTTTCGGGTGCCGATTTCGATGGGGACTCAGTTCTGTGTATCCCAAATAACTCCGGCAAGGTCAAAACATCCCCGGCCCTAAAAGGGCTGAAGGACTTTGATCCAAAGGCTACGTATCCTAAGTACAAGGGAATGACCCCCATGTCTAAGGAACGTACCCAGCTTGAGATGGGAAAGATCTCCAATCTCATTACGGACATGACCATTGCTGGAGCCACCCAGTCTGAAATCGCCAGGGCTGTTCGACACTCCATGGTTGTAATTGACGCCCACAAACACGAGCTCAACTACAAACAATCCGAGATCGATAATGGAATCGGGGCCCTTAAGAAGAAGTACCAGGGTGGAACTACAGGCGGAGCTGCCTCCCTAATTTCAAGGGCAGGGTCTACAGCATACCTACCTGAGAGAAAAGCCCGGTCCGCTTCAAAGGGTGGGCCTATCGATAAGAAGACGGGGCGTAAGGTTTGGGAAGAAACCGGACGCACTTACAAGAAACCCGTCTTCGACAAGAATGACCCCACCAAGGTAGTGGAATGGAAGACCGAGCGGTCTATAACCAAGTCCTCTAAATTGGCGGAGACTCATGATGCATTCTCCCTGGTCTCCAAGAACGGGAGTACCATTGAAACAGTGTACGCTAATCACTCCAACTCTTTGAAGGCCATGGCCAACGAAGCACGAAAGGCTACACTGAAGATCCCCTCTGTGAGAAAGAACCCCCAGGCCGCAAAAGCCTATGCCCCTGAGGTTAAATCCCTGAAGTCCAAGATTAATGAGGGCCTCAGAAACAAACCCCGGGAAAGACAGGCACAGGTCCTAGCTGATGCGGTTGTCAGGGCTAAAAAGCAGGCTGATCCGAGCCTAGCCAAAGACAAAGAACGCATGTCAAAAGTCCGCCGCCAGGCTTTAGCCGAGGCCCGGGCAAGAACGGGGGCTGGTAAGAAGCCTTTCCTGCTAACTCCTAAGGAATGGAGAGCTATTCAGGAAGGTGCTATCTCACAAGCAATGCTAAACAAAATCCTTGAAATGGCTGATGAAACTAACGTTCGAGAGCTGGCTACTCCTAGGTCCACACCTAAGATCTCAAGCTCTATGATCAGCAGGGCCAAGGCTATGTCTAGCAGAGGGAAGACTGCTGCTGAGATTGCTGAAGCTTTAGGAATCTCAACAACATCAGTACACAGAGCACTAGAGGAAGGGTGAGAATATAATATGATCACTACCTCTACACTGGGCCTCTATGTGGAGGTCTATCATGGCTAGGATGCTTAGCACAGTAGACAATCCATACGATCCAAGAACTTCTTGGGACGAATGGTTTGCTTTTGACACCTCTCACGGCTACTGGACATGTGGCTTGCTAGCTAGATTCGTTGATTCTTCAAGTTCTTTGAGTGATGAACTTGATTCTGAAGAAATTGAAAATGCAATTGATCGAATTCTGAAGTTTGATGGAACAAATTTCTATCAAGTCTTCGAAGTTGACGATTGATTTTCATTTTTAATTCCTTCGAACCGGGGGAGGGGGAGTCTCATTTCAGACCCCCCGCCCTCATCGCCGCCCCCTCCATATTTTCCGCCGGCGGGATATTT